TGCCCGACAGCGTTGCACACTAAGGCCGTAAGCAGCCACTCGCACCGCTCAAGCGTGGTGAGTTCCGTCTTAGCAATAAGTCCGCTCATGCTCATGCGTAAGCACAGCAAACGCCCGCCTTTATGCGCCGACCTCGCCGACGCGTACGCCGAGTCGATCGCCAGCGGAACCGCGGTGGCAAATCTGCGCATCGTCGACTCGTGCAAGCGCTACATGGCGGAAAGGAAGTCCCCGGCCGCTCACGATGTGTGGTGGGATGAGCCCCGCGCCGAAGAGGCTCGCGCGTTTGCTCGCAAGTGTGGGCAGGGCGTCGAGGAGGGTGCAGGTACGGCGCTCGAGTGGATGCCGTGGCAGTGCATGGTGGCGATGGTGTTGCTCGCCAGGCGGCGCGTGGTCGCGAAGGTGAAGACCGACACGCCTGCTACCAAAGCGCTGCTGCTGGTGGTGGCTCGCGGCAACGGTAAGACCGAGTTCGCGGCATCGATGATTATGGCGGCGATGCGCAACGGATCGCAAGCGCTTGAGTTCTCGTCCGTCGCGCCCGATGGTCGGCTTGCGCAGAAGACTTTCGAGCGCATGGCCACGATGTGCCGGACGCTGGCGCTCGACGACAGCGACAAAGACGAGCAGGGATGGCGATCGTCGGGCGGCTCAACGCCAGCGCACCCTGGCAAAGTGGTGCACGGTGGCAACCGTTACATCTCTTTGCCGTGCACCGATCGCGCCCTCGACGGTTTGACGAGTCGGCTCACCATCGCGGACGAGTGCTCGCGCATGGACAAGGCGTTCGGGCGCTTACTCACTGGTCTTGCAAAGTTCGCTACCTCGCAACTGTTGGCGATCACTACGCCTGATCCCGAGCAGAAGACGCGCCCGATTTGGGGCTACTGGCAAGCGTGCGAGGCTGCAATTGCTGACGGAACCCCCTACCCAGCAGGGTGGTGGCCCATGATTTACGGGCTAGATACCGAGGATTCGGCGTCAGATCCTGCTGTTTGGGCAAAGGCGCACCCCGGTTTGGGCGTCATTGTCGACCCGACGCAGTTGCAATTAGCAGCACAAACGATGCTGAACACGGGTGATCCGGTGCAGATTGCGGAGTTTGAAACGCAGTTGGCTTGCCGTTACCACACGATTGCTACCTCTGATGTTGATACTGCGATACTTGAACGCCAATTCGAGGACGTCGACTGGACGCGCCTGCGCGGTCAACCCGCGGTGATCGCGATTGACCTGAGCCGCGGTGGCTACGGGCCGCAGCTCGACCTTACTGCGCTCACCTTGATGGTGGTCGATGGCAAGATGATCCGCGGTCGCAACGTGTGCTGGTGGGCAGGCGTAGACATTGCGCTCGATGAGAAGAAGTGCAAGAACCCGTTGCAACAATGGATTCAAGCAGGGCACTTGCGGCGTATGCCTGGTGAATGGCAAGACATGAGCGTGGTGGAAGCGGAGTTGGAGAACATGATCGCCACCTACGACGTCCGCAAGATCGGAGTCGACCCGCATCCGGCGCAAGCGCGTGACATCAAGCGATGGATTGATCGCGGATGGCCCATTGTGACCGTAGATCAGTCCATCCGGACGATGGCTCCCGCCTGGAAGTGCTGGGCAGATCTCCTCAAAAGTAGGCAATTGACCTACACAACCGACCCCGTTTTGGTGTCCGGACTCAACCAAATTACCCTGATTTCAGACAATGTTGGCAACATCCGGCCGGTAAAGGGACGCGGCGGCAAGGGCAACATGGATGTCATCGTCAGTGGCAACATGGCAGCGCTGCTCATGGAGCATCACCAGGTGCGCGAGTCAACCGGACTGAGCACGAGTGCTTGTCCGATTGGTTAAGAGTGGAAGTCTAGAAATCCGTGTTGACATCCTGAGGCACATTCGTTCCATGCGGGTGTGAGTCTATTTGCACGCTTCATGGGCTTCCGTTCAGCGACCGTCGTCTACGCACGACCGGAGCCACTTGCTACCCCTGCGATTAATTCGCTGCCAGCGGTGGTGCGTGCTACCCAACTCATCAGCGCAGACCTAGCGCGACTCCCGTTCTCGATCATTGACGCGAGCGGCAACGAGGTCGACTCACCAATCACGCAACTGATGACGCGCGAAGCATCACGCTGGCAATCGGGCTACGAGTTCCGGCGCTACATCACGGCGTGTGCGCTCGAAGGTGGCAACGGTCTTGCCTTGATCCGCCGCGACAGCACAGGCGAGGTGGCAGAACTACAGCCGATGCCGATAGGCGCCGCGCAAGCAGAGATCACGGAAGACGGTTTGGTGTACCGAATTGGTGGTGCAACGCTGTCCAGTGATCAGGTTTTGCACCTCGGTTGCTACCCAAATGTGAATCAACCAGGGTGGTTTGTGGGCCCAATGGACGCCGCTCGCGCTGCCATGGATTTAGCCGCAGACCAAGAAGCAGCGCATCGTTCGCTGATTAAAACTGGGTCATCGGGCAAGGTTGCCATCTCTCACCCCGGCGCCATGTCCGATCAGACGGTGCAAGCCATCCGCGACGCATGGCAAACCATGCACGCAACGGCAGACGGCGCATCGCGCCCACTGATTCTGCGCGAGGGCATGAAGGCTGAGAAGATCAGTCAAGAGACAACGACGAGCAACATCGAAAGCCGCAAGTTCAGCGTGCAGGAGATTGCACGCGCGTTTGGTGTGCCTCCCGAAATGCTTTACCAGCAGGGCGGCGGCGCTCTTTCTTCCCAATCTGAAACAGCACGCGCCTACGTCGATGGCGCACTTGCCCAATGGGTTAACGCGTGGGAGTCGGAGATCACGCGCAAACTCTGCAATCCCGGTCAGCACGCTCGGCTTGATACCGACATCCTGCTACGAGGAAACATGCGGGATGCTGGCATGGCTCTGTCGAAACTCGTGCTGGCCGGGATTCTTTCGCCGAACGACGGACGCCGACGGATGGGCTTGCCCGAGATCGATGGCCTCGACATGCCGAGCGTGTCCATGCCTGGTGCTCAAGCAAATCAAGACGCCCCGGACGGCAGCAACGAGGACACCAATGCTTGAAATCCGGACTACGAAATTAGCCATGACAGGCGACAAGATCGGCGGTTACGCCTCGGTCTATGACGCTCCGAGCCACCCGCTGACCATTCGCGGCATCAATGGCGGCAAGCCATTCACCGAGCGCGTCCAGCGCGGTGCGTTTGATTCGTCACTCGGTAGCAACATCTCGCTCCTTGTCGGTCACGACACGCGCGACTTGCTTGCGAACACGAAGAGCGGATTGCTGCAACTGCGCAGCGACGATCACGGCCTCGCATTCGAGGTGACTTTGCCACCAAACAATCAACGTGCACAGGACGTCCGATCTTTGGTGACGGCCGGGGTGTTGTCAGAGATGTCTTTTGGATTTCAGGTGATTGCCGACTCGTGGAGCGGCAACACTCGCACACTGCAAAAAATTTCCCTGCGCGAAATTTCCATCGTTTCCGAAGGCGCGTATCCGCAGACGCTCGCCGAGGCCCGTCATTTTCAATCGGGCTTAGCCCGACTTCGTCTGCGACTAAGGATGCCATCATGAAACTGTCCGAACTCTTTGAAAGCCGTAAGGCGCTCACTGCTGAGCGCGATTCCATTCTCGCCCAGGACACCATGTCCGTCGAAGTCGAGGCCCGTGGCCACGAAGTCGCCAACGAACTCACCAAGGTCGAAGCCGAGATCCGTTCCGCGCAACTGCGCGAGCGTTTCGCGTCATCGAGCGCTGTTGAGAACATGGTCAAGAAGACCGAAGAGCGCTCGCTTGAGTATCGCGATAGCAAGAAGTACGAGATGCAGTTCGCGAACTACATGCGCACTGGTGCGATGCCTGAACAGCGTGAACTGATCTCAACCGCTTCGAGTTCAATCCTCATACCTAAGTTGTATCAAGACGCGGTGCTCAAGTACCTATCCGCTCAGTCGATCATTCGCAATCTTGGCGACCTGCGCACAGGAGTTCAGGGCTACCAGGCATTGCGCTACAGCACGCTCAAGACCGCTGACTACACCGCTGCATGGACTGCGCCTGATACGGGAAGTGTGAGCGCAACTGCTGCTGATCCTCTGTTCACCGAAGTGGCGCTTGCTCCGGTTCTTTGCTTGCCAAAGACCGAAGTCTCTCATCAACTCATTGCACAGTCTGACCCTGGATTCCCCGTGGAACAGGAAGTGCTCTCGCACTTGCAGGTTCAGTTGTCGAAGAACCTTGAGTGGGGCTACATCGGAGGAACTGGCACCAACTCGCCGAAGGGCATCTTTAGCGTTAACTCCACAACGGGTATTAACATCACAACCGCAACGAGCGCTTCAACGACTCGCGCAGCAGCAATCACCGCTGGTGTAACTGTCGCAAAGTTGTCCGAAATGCGCTACACGAAGTTGCCTGCCGCGTATTGGGGATCTGCTGCCTGGATCTTGCCGCAGGATGTCTACGCAGCGATCGCGGGGATCCTGGTCAACGGCGTTCCAATCTTTGTTCCGTCTGCTGATGCTGCCTTGGTCAATGCTGCTCCGTTCACCCTGATGGGCTTGCCCGTCTACGTGACTGAGTATCTGCCAGCGCACGCATCCGGTGCCACTAATAAAAACGTCTTGGCTTGCCTCGGCAACATCAGTGAAGCATTCGCCATGCGCGAGTGGGGAACGATGTCAGTGACCCGCGACGAGTACAGCCTGAGGGGTACTGGCCGCATCCGTTACCAGGGCATGATGTTCGCCAACTCCGACTTCACCCGCGTCAATGCGCTGGTGCAGTTGCAAGTTACGAACGCTTAAATTCACCTCTCATCCTCCGGGTGGGTGGGGCTTCGGCTCCACCCGCCCGTAGCGAGGTTTTATGGCTCTAGATATCGCCAAGTTCCGCAGTTGGGCCCGCATCCCTCACACGGAGGATGATCCGGCGATTCAGATCGCCTGGTCTGCCGCCGTTCGGGAACTCGAGGAGCGCACTGGGTGGTGCATTGAATCGGTTGTTAGAACGCAGTGGGTGCCTCAGGCGCCCGTGACGATCTACGGCGGTCTGTACCTCCGTTTGGAGCGCCAAGGCGATCTAGCGGGCACTACGGTGGCTTACAGCGATAGCACGACGGTGCCGCTTACCGGCACATGCTCCAAGATCATGATTAACGGTCTTGTCTACGTCGATATGGATATCGACAACCTGGTCTACCCGGTAACGCTGACCGTAACAGCAGGTAACGCAACGCTCAACCCGCTGCTCGAGATGGCGCTACTCCAGCGCGTGGCGCACCATGTGGCAAGCCGCGGCGATGACACGGTAGCACTGGACTCGACCTATTGGGACAGGGTGACCTCAATGATGGGCAAAGGAATAGGGTAAATGGCCGGGCATGTGCCATCAGGAATGATGCGCCTCGTCATGACGGCGCAGAATCCGGTAGCCACGCTCGACGCGTTTGGCCAGGCTTCCGAATCTTGGCTCTCGTTTGCGACCATCCCGGTACACATCGAGAACGCGAACACCGAAGAGACAATGGATGACGGCGGTTCAAGCGTGCGCACAGACTGGCGCATCCTTGCTGCTTGGCATCCGTCCGTAACCACGCGCTCCCGTTTGCTGCTCGAAGACAACGGCACTACGCGGACGTTCTTCATCAAGGGCTGTTGGGACAGAGATCAGAAGCGCCGCCGACTCGAGATCAACGCGGTGGAGGTGACGGAATGAACCCCGTAAAGATCACCATCGACACCAAGGAAGTAACGGCCACACTTGCGCGGCTTTCACCCATGCTCAATGAGGCAGTGCGAAAGAAGGCAATCCGCAAGGGATTCAAGCCGTTTGTGCCAAATCTAAAAGCAGTGTTGCTGAATGCGCCTTACATCCGCAGCGGCAAGAAGATCCATCGCAAGGGAATTGCATCTGCTACGCGTGTCAGTTCACCAAAGCGAATGGGCCCTGCGGGCGCACCGATCCGCGCCGAACTCGGCGTTCAACTTGGCAAGAAAGGCGGCGCTCGCGCTGGTGGGAAGCAATTCGTCTACCCGTGGAAAGAAAACGGATTCATGCACAAGAAGTCTGGCCGCATAATCCCCGGCAACCACTACGGCGAGATGTGGGGCAAGGCAAACGTAGCAAGGATCATGCAAGCGATCAGCACAGAGATTCTCATTGAGGCTCGCAAGATCCTCGGAATGGTGAACACCAGTGTCCCTAAGTAATATCCAACGCGCTATCCAGTCTGCGCTGCAACTGAAAGCAGATGCTTTCTGTGGTGTTCGCCAGGCGGGCTTTGCAACACCGTGTTACGTCTACGAAATCAGCAGCGCTTCGGTTGATGTGGTGACATCCGGCATTCCGACTTTGTGCCATTGGACGCTGACAGTCCAAATTGAAGCCATCGCAGATACCGTCGATGAATGCCTTAAAGCCGTCGACGATGTCCGCGATGCCTTTTCAGTACCAACTACGAGCACTGCTTACGACTGTGTGTTAGTCCTGTCCGCGTTCAGCGTGACCATGAGCACCGAATCAATAGATGACGGCAAGACCGATGCGGAGCGCATCGGCAATATTCAACTTGAACTACTTGTACAGGAAACAACCTAATGGCAATCACACCAGGCTACGGCGGGGCACTGACGCTTAACTTTCAATCATCGACGGCCGCTACATACTTTGCAAAGAATGTGACGTTTAGCCACTCGCGCTCGTCGCTCGACTCGACAAGCCTTGCCGACTTCGCAGAGAAGCGAATGCCCGGACGCATCCAACGCAGCGTCACATTTGACTGCATGGCGGACAGCGCTTTAGACGTAGCGATCCGAGCGCATATGAATCCAGCTTCTATAGCAGACGCTCAAAACAGGAGCGTGGCATTTAGTTACACGGACAAGGGTGGAGTGATTTACGCCATCACTGGACACCTCACCAGCGCCACGCGCACGGATGACGGTTCGGGCCCTGGTATGTGGTCTTTGACGCTTGAGGAGGCTTGATGCCGTTCGATCTCTCTTCAATTTCACCGAAGCCGCGGCGCGTGGATGTGCCTGGTGTCGGCGTCATCATGGTTCGCGAACCAACGATGGCGGACTACACCCGCGCCGCTGCTGATCCGTACTGGTGGGCGGCTTGCTTGTCCTGCATCGATGGGACTCCATTCGTGCACAACCACGGCGAGATGGCAAACGTCCGAGCAGACATTTGCTCGGCGCTACTTGCGGAGATCAACCGAGAACGTTTTACGACGCCGCCGAACGGCGGCTCTGGAGAATTGCAGACGCCGAGCAACGCATGAACATGAGCGGACTCATTGCCAAATCAGAACTCACCACCCTTGAGCGGTGCGAGTGGCTGCTTACGGCCTTGGTGTGCAACGCTGTCGGGCAGAAGCCGCAGCGCTGCATTCCTTGGTTGAAGAAGGAAACCTATGGCAGATAAGAGCATGAAGGCTGTCATACGCGCTGAGGTTGACCCCAAGGGAGTCATCAAGGGTGTTGCCGCGACTAATCGCGAACTATCCAAACTGAACAGCAAGACGAGCGCTATCGCTGTTGGTGCGTCGTTCAACATGGCCCAGATGGGCTTCCAAATGCTCATGGGTGCGTTCCGAATTCTTGATCGCCGCATGACCGAGATGGCGCAGATGTCTACGCGGTTCTCACCCGAAGCTCAGCGCGGCGTAATGGAAACGCAAATTGCCAAGATCAACCAAGAGATCGAAATGGCAAAGGCGTACGGCCTTGATGTAGCGGGTGTTGAACGCGCTAAACGCCAAGGCATTACCGAACGAACTCAGAGCGCTGTCAGCGCAGCTGGCGGTGGGCAACTGGCGGCTACCGAATCACTGAAACAATCTGGAGAGACTTTATTCAACAAGATGATTGATGGGGTGGCTATGACTTTTACCGACCCAGCAAAAAGGTTCAGCATGGAAACTATCTCGAACGACCTTAGTAACTTTGGATTGGGTCTTGGCACATCCGGGCAAGAGGCAACCAGGGGCATGAGCGACAACCCTCGGCGCGATGAAGAGGTACTGCGCCAAATTCACAGAACTTTGAAAGGTGGCTCCTGATGGCGTTCACACTTGTTGAAAAAGCAAACAGCCGCAGTTACTCCCTGACACAGACACCAGGTGAATCGTCGATCACCGTGCAGTATCTGATGACATGGAGCGACGTCAGCACCACTCCAACCGAAGCACAGATCCTTGTAGCAGCAGGCACGCCACCTAGCCGACTAAATTTAGGCGTCTACAGCGGCAATTCTTACCTTAAGACAATGGTTATCCGTGAGGTTTCCATTGAGCCGGTACGGGAACGGCAGAACGCTTGGATTGTCACGCATCGAGCGAGCACCCGCAACGGAACATTGCTCGACAACGGCGGCTCGTATTGCACGTGCACACGCGCGACCGTGGTGCGATCAACGGCCATGTATCGCAAGAACGCAGCACTGGCAACAAGCGGAACCGTTACATTCTCCGGCGCTGCCGACATCGGTGGCCTGAAGGTCGACACCAATGGCAAGCCAAAGGTGTACGACGTACCGCAGCAACTTGTGACCATCGAAACGCAGTACGACAGGACGCTTCCGCAAGGATCACCACTTGCCGAGCCGGACTGGGCTACCTACACATCTTATGTTGGTGCTCGAAACAGCGCGATCTTCTTGAACTTCCCAATAGGCAGTCTGCTCTACCAGGGCTTTCAGACGGCACCGGAAGACAATTACTACCGGATGTCGCACACGTTCCTATACGACGCGTGGCTACATCTCGAGCAGATCCCGGCGCCAAACCCGACAGGGGAGCCGATCCTGACTGCTGGAGTCACTATTGGCGGCGTTCCAATCTTGCAAGTCGACAAGGTGGTTTACCTTCAACGATATGACACGCTGTCCGCGTTCTCCGGCATCTTGGCCGCTTTGGATCTGACTGCCTTGACTAACCCCAAGCCACTGGCGATCGCATAATGGCATGGCAAAACCCCATCTTCAATGGCAGTCTCTATGGTGGGCTCACACGCTTCGCTATGAACGGGTTTGCGCAGACCCAACGCGTCAACACTGCGAGCGCAGCTGGAATCAAGTTCGCGCAGGGTGAAGCGTTCCGCAAGCCATCGGTTACGGTCGGACTCGTTGAACTGATCACCGCAACGCTTTACGCACCAAACCGATGGACGTACAGCGTCAAGATGTGGCACCCGACTCCTTTAGTTGGTACTGGGATCACTTTGCCGACGATTGATAAGGCGTTTACATACACCGCTGCAGTGAATCTCAGGGAGTGGCATAACACTTCATCGCTCGTTGATGGCTTGAATATCTCAGTGGCGCCAATAGCCACCATTGGGCCAGTGGGTTCTATTTGGAACATCGGTTCAGAATCTTGGCCGACAAACGAACTTTATGCAAAGGTTGAACTGCACGTCTGCTACGACTCCGCTGGCGGGGCGTTCCCGTACTTTGATCGTCCCAACCCTATTCGGTGCACCTAATGGCCAACCTAACCCTAGTAACTCCGATCCCTCCCCAAGTCATCTGCAAAGGTGAGGTCTTCTCGATCTCGATGCATGTCCACGATGACGGCGCGAACCTGCACTGGACAACATCGGCACTGGCGCCCAAGGGCTACATCACAGTGGGTACGGTCAAACTCGAAGGCACCGGCGCAGTAGTCAACGCTGGCGGCGGAACTGCCACTGTGTCCTGGACTGCGGCGCAAACGCTGACCGTCGACGCTAATTCGTGGGGCACCATCGTGCTCTACGCCGACCCGACATCCGGCAGCGAGAACCGACACATCGCGACCATCTTCGCACGCATAACAGCAGAAAGCATTCCGTAACCATGTTTACCTCCATGTTTCGGAAATCCATGTTCGGTGCCTCGTCAACGTACAGCGCGGAGATTCTTGTGGTTGCTGGCGGCGGCGGCGGATCTGCTTCATCGAACGCCAATGCTGGTGGCGGTGGTGGTGCTGGCGGAATGCGTTCACTTACTCAAACTATCACCGGCGCAAATTCATACACCGTTGCAGTTGGTGCTGGAGGGGCAGCAGCGGATGGGGCAAGAGGATCGTCCGGTTCAACCAGCACTTTTGATGCGACGAGTTCTACTGGCGGCGGCGGCGGTGGCAATCCATTTGCAAGCGGTGGAAACGGCGGAAGTGGAGGAGGTGCTGGCGCTCAAAATACAAGCGCCGGAACCGGTACTTCGGGGCAGGGAACAAATGGAGGAGCGTCAGGTTCCGGAATAAACGCCGGTGGCGGCGGCGGTGGAAATGGAGTATCGGGCTCAAATGCTACGTCAGGGCCAATTGCCGGAAATGGCGGAAACGGTTCCGCATGGTCTATTAATTCCACAACATATGCCGGTGGCGGCGGCGGCGGAAACTTTGCAAACACTCCACAAGCAACTGGTGGTAGTGGTAACAGTGGAAACGGCGCAGCAGGAATTGTTAGCGATTCTTCCGCAGGAACTGTGAATAAAGGTGGCGGCGGCGGTGGAGGTTCTTCCAATCGCGCAGCGTCTGCGGGCGGAAGCGGCGTTGTCATTGTTGCGTACTTGGGAGCACAACGCGGATCGGGTGGAACCGTCACAAACGACGGCACATACACGTACCACACCTTTACCTCTACCGGAACCTACACGGGATAACCATGGCACACTTCGCAGAAATCAACGCAAGCAAGATCGTCCAACGCGTGATCGTCGTTCCTGATTCAGAGGAAGCGAACGGTGCGGCCTGGTGTGCCAACTTGCTCGGCGGCACGTGGGTGCAGACAAGTTACAACGCGACCATCCGCAAGAACTTTGCGGGAATTGGTTTCACGTTCGATTCGGTTCGCAACGCTTTCATCCCACCAAAGCCGTACCCGTCTTGGGTATTGAACGAATCCACCTGCCGATGGAATGCGCCCGTACCGGTGCCACCAGGTGGGCCGTGGCAATGGGACGAAGATAGCGAAGAATGGGTAGAGGCTTGATCTACATCGCGCTCATCATCATCCTGACCC